AAGCCCGTTCCAGTCGCAACACTCGTGACCGTACCAGTTCCCGTAACAGTAAACCAAGACGGGTTAGCGCCTGAGCCGCCGGATTGAAGAATTTGGCCATTTGTCCCCGGCCCTAAAGCTACCCATGCCGTAGCATTACGATAAAGAATAGATCCTTGAGTGCTTCCCATCGCATTATCGACAACGGCAGAAAGCGTGTTGGCAACAGGAGCAGCAGAGGATCCGCTTATATTTGCGAGGATGTTATTATTGGCGATAGCCGCAAGGCTAAGTGTGCGAGACGCAGCAAGTGTTCCGCCACCTGCTAACCCCGTACCCGCGATGATCGATACGCTATTTGGCACATAACCTTGCGCTTGAACATATGCCGTTGTCGCAATTGATACGCTAGAATCACCCGTTGCAGGGGTCGGTGCTTGTGGGTTGCCTGTAAATGTAGGTGAATTGAGCGGGGCCGCGCCCAACAACGTCATGGTTTGAGCAACAGTCAAATCTTGTGGTTGCGCCGAACTACCTGAATTATTACCCTTGATAGTATTCGCCGCCATCGTGCTAAGATAGCTATTTGTGATGCTGTTGGTGTTTAAGCCAATTGTGCCAGTGGACGTAATCGTTCCGCCAGACAAGGGCGATTGCGCGGTAATTGATGTTACCGTGCCGCCGTTTGCGTTAAGATTTGCAACTTGTTGTGCGGTCGCGCTCGATGACACGCCGTTTTGCACAACCATAAGTTGCGCGTTACCGCTTAACGAGGTCAAAACTGGGAGGTTGGTAACGGTAATGTTGCTCATGTCAGTGGCCCAGTTAATGGTATCTGAGTGTAGCCATAAGGCAGTCCGACCAGAGCGGTGACGATGAGCGTCGATCCCTGAAGCAGATTACCCGATGGTATAGCACTATTCGTTTGATAAGTGAATTGCGTCGCAGTTGTAACGGTGACGCTATACATCCCGTCGGCAGCATTTTGCGACAAGCCTTCAACAGAAACTTGCGCGTTGGTAGATAGCCCATGAGCTGCCGAACAATTAACCGTTACGGTACTTGTCCCATTAGCCAAAACGGACGTTGGATTGACATTGACGCGGTATTTTGTCGACAAAAATTGAGGTTGTACAGCGTTCTGATCCAAGCCTGTAGGCGCTCCAATTGGCTGAGTCGTAGCCGTTTGACCATCTTGGGTAATTAAACTGACGGACGGATAAATTGGAATGCCGGTCAAAGGATCTGTTTGAGCGCCTTGCGAAACAACAAGCGTGTTGGTTTCAGCCGCATAATAATCAGGAACACGCGGATTCTGGATTGGAATAGGATCTGAAGGCACAACAATCGAGCGCAATTGAGCTTGCGGCGTGTCATAGCAAGGATCACACACCAAAATGCGCTTATTGATTAAGCCAGCGCCGGCGTAATCAAATTGCCATTTGAGTTGAACGTGATTGTAGGTAAATCCGCAACGGTCGCATACGGCAAACGCTTGCGGGTTTCTGCTACTTGTTCTGGCTCTGCCCGAAGTCGACGCATACGCCATGATTTTTACCTAAAATAGCCGGATATTTGCGGCGAAATGTATTGTTGAGCGGTTTCTACGTTCTGATCAGCCGCAATTGTATAAGCTTCATCAGCCATTGGCTTGAGACCAACTATAAGTTGCGGCGCCCATATCTGAGCCAATCGCACCGCAAGATTGTAAGCAAAGGCATCAAACCAAAGATAAGGCATATCAACCGTTTGACCATTGGCCAAACTTGAATCTTGAAGCTGACGAACACGATAATACTTCAATAATTGCGATGAAGTACCATCTGGCGATGGCCAAAGGGTAACCGACGGCCCAGGCGAGCCGGCAGATCTTGACGCACTAATCAAACGATCAAACCAAAACGTCGTTGGAAAGCCAGTTTGATATTTATTAGGGTAAGAAGCGTATTCCGTGCGCGAAACAGGCAAAATAATGCGATCAATTGGCTGAGCAGAATTGGTTGTTGTCTCGCAATACGCATCAAGAATAACAACCGTGCTTGGATCGACCGAATAACTTGGCGTTGGAATAGAAGTTGATATTGTTCCTGCAATAGTTTGGGCGCCAGTTGCTGTTCCGGCATACGAAACAGTACCGTTAGCCGATGCCGTAACCGTATAAGTCCCGTTATAGCCTGTAGGCGTAACACCAGACACGGTAATTGAGCTGCCAACAGGATAAATAGGCGTATTTGGCGTGCTATACGTCAAAGTAACCGTGGATCCGGTCCCTGAAGCCGTCAAAGTTGCCGGAGTTTGGTTAAAACTAACCGACTGAAGATCGACCGCCCAAAGATTAACGCCCTTATTTGACCATGACGAAAGCAACATATTGGTTGCTGTTCTGGCAACCGACATATGTTCTTGTGTCAGCTCTGTCGGACGTATGCCACACAATTGATAGGCATAGATCGTAAGATCGCCAAGCGACGGATTGTAATTGTAAGTGCCGCTCGTAGCCATGACGGCTCCTATTAGAAGACAGTATTTGTAGCGTCAGCGATCAAATAACCACCTGCGAAAATTGAACCAACAAATGGGCCGCCTGTATTAGATTTCATTTGGAATTGGAGATCCGTACCGCCGGGGTGACCCACAGGGACCGTGTATGGAATGTTAAAGATTTGCACAAACGGTGACTGCGACAACAATGTCGTGTTGCCGTTCACGGTGTAGTTGTAGCCGTTTTCTTGAATTGTGTTGGCAAGATTGAATTTATTATACTCAGCAAAAATCATGTAGTTGCTAGACGTAAATCCGATACTTGCGTTGCCCTGAACATATGACAGATAAAACGTGTAACCCTTTGGCACGGTGTAAAGCGACATTTGGGTCTGACCAACACCTGCGTTGATTTGGGCATAAAGAACAGTAGCAATTTTACCAGTAATGTTGCCAGCATTGACGCCATTCGTTACAAACATACCATTGATGCGTAAGAACGAATTAGTTGTCGTTGCCGTACCGGAGCCGTTAAGCGTTACTGATTCAGACAAAAGATTATAACTTGAATCCAAACCATTGACCTGAACAATAAGACCAGCATCGGTTGCGCCAGATGCGCTAAGAACAACAACAACACCAGCAGAGGATGGGTAAGCATAGTTGCCGCCAGATTGCGTTAAACCTTCCCACAATGGGCCAAGAGCAGTGCCGCCAATTTGAGTGCTATAACCAAAAATTTCTACGGGCTGGTGGTTGGTAATTAATCCACGACCTACCTGTAATTCAAATGGCTCATGCTTGCCATTCTTGGTGATTGAATCCCAAATAACGCCGGATTGAGAAATCGTAGCCATAATTACTTACCTTTTTTCCTTGCCGCAGCGGCGTTGTCGACGAGATTTGGCCAAGGTCTACCTGCAGCCCTTGCTCTAGCTTTAGCACTTTGTTCCTGCTTATGCGACAAGTGCTTTGTATGGTGGTCCTTTGGCAGCTTAGTTTCCCAGAATGGCTTGTCAGACATCAGCAACCCCACTTGCGAAGTGATTTGTTAATCCTGCTATCAGGATCAGCGGCAGCGGCAGCACCGGTCATTTTACGTTTCATCCCGGTCATTCGCTCGCAAAATGATTTATGACGCGGATTATCGGCGTCTTTGGTTGGCGCCTTCAAGTTGTGGCCTTCGGCGCGGGCAGAAGCTCTGCCGCGTTCATTTAATCCACCAGACGGCGATTTACCTTCAGAACGTGTCCATGCAGCAGTCATTTACAACCCCTTTTAGTAAAACGGGGGCGCGATGGCCCCCGTCAAACTTAGTCCAACGGGTTAACGATTAAACGTCAGAACCCATCGTTTCTTTTTCAAGCTTATGGCCCTTTGGTGCAGTGCCGTGATGAGCTGACGTAAACGGATTTACATCAGATCCTGCACGACCACCGGACTTGCGAGGCTTACGGCCAGCATGGTGATGAGCGTGTTCGCCGTGCATTGGCACGTGCTTGTGAGCAACGTGACCGCCGTGCTTACGCTTTGCACGACCACCGTGCTTGCGCTCACCCATAGCCTCGGCTTCCTTTTCAGGATTGCCGTGGTTGTACTCCATTGGGTTGTCGTGGAGATCCATTTCGGCCTCGTTGACGCCCTTCATTGGCGACTCTGCTTTGCCGCCCTGCTTGCGATGCTTAGCAGCGTGGTGAGCCATGCCGCCATGTGCGTGGTGATGTCCCTTGTGACCCTTCATGGCTCACTCCTAAAAGTTGTAGTACTGGGTAAGACCAAACAAGCCAGTCGCTGACTGAACATTGTAGGCCTGTGGGATCTGGCGGAACGAGTATTTGTTCGTGCCAGTGGACGGCGTTAAATTGACTCCCGAAGCGTTCGCGAGATCAATCGTGCCACGGACATCGCCCGTTGTGGCGGACGGTGTAGTACGGTCAGCAGGTAAGAAGCCGTTTGCAGCAAAGCCCGTGTTAACCCCCAAAGTAGTCTGAGAGTTACCGGAGTTTACCACAACTTCAGCAGCCGTGTCCGAACGGACAGGAAGACCAACGATTGCAGTTGTACCAACGGAATAAGCGTGGGTCGTATCAGCCGTACCGCCCGAAAGCACTACAGACTTGATATACTTGAACGCCTTCTTACCGTTGACAGCGTTACCTGCCGAAATCGTAATGGCTTCCGACATTGGATATCCGTAGACATCGTAGCCGTTAACCGTTGCGGTTGCGTAGGTAGCACTTGCTGCGGCAGTAATGCTTACTGCGCGGCTAACCATAGCCATTGGGTTCCAAAGCCAAATTGATGGCGACTGGATGTTCGTCGGAATAGCGCACTGTTGCACGTTTGGATAAGCCAAAGTGACTGTACCAGACGTGAAAGTTACGTTCTGACTGAGCTGATAAGTACCAGTTTGTCCGTTACCAACCGTTGATGAAGTTCCTGTCGTCGTGATCTGAGAACCGATATAGACGCCAGAAGTTGCACCAAGAGTTCCACCCGTTACCGACGTAGATGACGAGAGAAGAACCATGCCAGGACCGATTGGCATACCACTGTTTGCCGTAACCGTCAAAACGCCGTTCGTTGCCGAAGCAGTGACTGAAGCATAAGCATCAAGTGCAAGAACCGTATCCGTAGCGCCAGTATCCGAACGCGTAAACGTGGTCGAATAATAAACGCCAGTGGTCGCGGAGTTAGTCGAAACGAGCGTAAGAGTTGCGCTCGTAGGGTTTGCAGAAGCCACAATGGCTGCCGCTGCGTTTGTATATGGAACGCCAGTGAACGAAACAATGTCACTGAAGCCATACCATCCAAAATCCTGCGCCGACTGCGCTTCACCAGGAAGATAGGTGAAAGGCTGGCGTGGATCAAGGATGCCGCCCCCCGCATAAAATAGCGAGGAGCCTAAGTCTGGGTTGTAGTCCGAAGGCTGTGTTGGGTTTTGCCCAAACACAATAATTGGACCGGAGAATGCGGTATCAGCCATAGTGCCTTCTCCTTACGAGGTTGGGAACGAGCCGTAGATCGAACGCCAGTTGTAGTAGCCAAACGAATAACGCTCATAACCCTTGACAAGCAAGTTGTCAGTCACGAAGTCGACTTGCATATCGGTTTCGAAGCGAACACGCTCCATATACGACAAGCCATCGATGTTCGTGAGCAAGAACCAAGCATATGAAGAGGTCAAGAAGTCGTTGACCATGTAGCCTTCTGACAAGCCGCCGGCAGTCGTAAGGATCGCATTGACGTCGTTGTCTGCCGTGCCTGGACGCAATTCAGTCTTCGTGAGACGGATTGCAACTGGTTCAAGCTGTGGCGGAACAATCAACTTGCGAGCGCGGGCAAACACTTTCAAGCCAGCCTGATCGCGGAAGTTCGTGCGAACTGCGATCATCGCATTCAGCAAGGTGGCTTCGTTAAGATCAACCTGAGTTGTAGGCGTGTTGGCAACCGAACCACCGTCAATCGGATGGGACGTCGAGCAAAGAGAAACACCGTCACCGCCAACAGCAGCGTTGTAGGTCTGGGCGTTGTTCAATACCGAGGCGCCATAGATTTCCTTGGTCTGCTGGAAAGCTTCCACAAGACCGAGGTTTGATGGATGGAATTGCGTCTTGTAGATGTTGTCATCAATCGCTTTGCGGGTGATGGCATATCCGAGACCAATTTCGGTGTGCTCTTGGTTGTACACAAAACGCTCACCAGCGCCCGAATCAAAGGAGGTCTGGCCACCTTCGGTCTTGAGCTGTGCGAGACCGAGGAACCGAAGTTCAGCGGTACGTTCCAAGGCAAGCTTGGAATCATGCTTCGTGAAGATTTTGTCGTACTGAGATGGGATCATCTCGTACTTGCCTTCAATGCCACGGAGTCCGGGGAGGAGAAGGTCTTTGATCTGACTTAGATTAACAGCCATGACACTCTACTCCTTACGAGATGCCAGTTACAGCAGAGTTCGAACGCCAGACTTCGTTATTGAAGCCAACGACCAAGTTGCAGTACTGCGTGGTTTGATCGCCACCATTGCCGAACGAAACGGCATAGTCGACGATGATGAAAGGCGAAGTATTCGTGGTTGCGGTAGCATTGACATAAGCCGTCGAACGGCCCGTCGAGTTATTACCACCGTTAGCGTTACCAGAGGTCGCGCCAGTCGTGGAATAAGCAAACGTGCAAAGCTGGCCCTGTACGCCAGACGTCTGAGACGTAGCCGTACCCGTGACAGGGAAGCCCGAACCAGAAGACTGAACAATAAAGCGGGATGCCGGATCATCGATCACATAAGCTTCGACGTCGCCCGTGGCGCCCGAACCTGGCCAATAAGCAGACCAGACAACGCGGTTAAGGGACGTGCTAAGATATTTGCAACCGACAAAGATACCTGCAAGCTGAACGGAACCACCGGCGGTTGCCTGTGTGATATAGCCAGTTGCGGTCGAGGTTACGGGCTGTACTGGGTCACCAGTGAAGATAGCGGTCGTATTACCTGAAGCAATACGGCGGACGGATTGGGCGAACGTCGGAGCGCCACCTGCACCACCCTGATACTGTAGAAAGCCGCTGGGCGCAAACGTATTGGCCATGACGGGTTCTCCTCTCAGAGAGTTCCATCATCGCACACCGGGGCGACTAAGAAACGGGAAATAGTTTGATCTCCACGCCGGGGGAGATTGATCGAACATAGAAGAAAATTCAGAAATGTAAAGAGGGGGCTTTCGCCCCCTCGATCCAAGCCTCAATTTGGAGGTAGCATAGGTTCGTAACCCGTTGAAATCTTTGGAGCAACACGCGAATCTTCGCGCCCCAACATCCCCTTGGCGGAATCAAGCGACTGCTTACGGGATTCAACTGCATTACGAGCATTTGCATTATCTTTACGGCGCATTTCATCTGTAATGACAGCAGGACGCTCCATAAGGATCATACCCTTACGCTCAATTGTATTTCCTGCACCTTCTGGAACCATCCCACGATGGCGGGAAGCCGGAACAGGCTCCCAACCCATCTGGATAAGCGACAGTTGGTACGTAGGATCTTCTTGGCCCATGATGTATTTGCGTTTCCATTCGTAAGACCAACCTTCTGGGATCGAAGCAGGATCGACGTAAAACTCATCGACGCCGTGATCCGTCAATCCACCGGCATTCTTAATTTCGGCGGCACGACGAGCTGCACGAGCAAGCGGGCTTTCTTCGCGCATATCAACGCGCATAGAAGGACGCGACGGGGCTTCCGCCACTACTTCTTCGACTGCAGAAACCGCAGGAGCCGTGCTTGGCTTTGGCTTTTCAGCTCCAAACAAAGCGCTTTTACGACCGCGACGAGCGGCGGGTGCTGTAGATTGTTCCATTATTTACTCCTTAGGAAATTTTGCCTTCGCGCTGAAGCGCGACTTTGTGGCGTGCATATTCTTGATCGGTCATTTGCATCATCGACGCCATTTCGCGCTCGGAAGATGTCAAACGAACCACATTTGGACGGGTTGTTCCTGTTCCTGTACCACTACGTGTAACAGGAGCGGCAGGAGGCGCAGATCGCCGCGCAATTGGTTTAGCTGCTTCTGCCATAGGATCCCCATATTCTTCTTGTGGTGCGCGGTTAATGCCCAAACGGTTTTCGATGAACCGGAAATACTCCGGCGTATCGGCAACAATGCCGTCGTCAAGCGCGTCGGCGTGAGCCCGCATAGCCCGATCAAGCTTTTTAGGATTGTTAAGCTGGTCTCTGTTCTGACGAAGCCATTGAGCGGACTCCGGCGTTACTTGAGAAGCTAGATTTTCAATCAAATCAGTTTGCTGCGGGGCAACAGGAGCTATTCTAGGAGCTTCTTCCTTAGCTTTCCTGCCGCTTTCAAGCGTTGAAAGCTTAGATTGATTGACAATCATCTGCTCTTGCAACTCAGCGGCCTGATCATAGTCGCCAGTTGCCAAAGCATCACGATAATTAGCCTTTAACAGCTCATTATTGTGCTTCACTTGATCAATTGCATTCTTGATCATGTGCAATTCGGTCGAATCAACCTTGCTTTGGGCCTGATTAGCTTGTTCTTGCGCTTCTCTGGCTTGTCTTTGAGCTTCAATACGGGCTTGGCGTTCCTGCTCAAGCTTTGCTTGCAGCTCGCTAATTCCTTCTTCGGGAGAAAGTTCGACTTTAGTCGTAGAACGAGGCGCTTCTTCTGCCTTTTCTACGACAACATCGTCTTGTTTCTCTTCTTCAATCGGATCGAGAATAATCTCGATCTGATCTTCGTCCTTTACGTCTGATTCTGACATTTTTTATCCTTAAAAAACTGAATCGGGATGGGGAATCGTGCTGCGAATAAAAGTGTCATCGATTAAACGACACAATACTTCATCGCCCGTCTCGCGATTGTTGTAGGTCAAGCTCCATCCATCGGACGGGCGAGATACAACCCAATCGCCAACTTCGACTTTCACGTCCCTAAACCATTGATTTGATTCATCAACGAACGCAGACGGCCCTTTTTTAAGTACAAGACCGACTTTGCCCTGCCATTTGTCTTCATCGCGAGTCTTGTTGGTAATGATAATACCGCCAGCCGTCATTTCGGGCCGGATATAGATCGCGATCAAAACTTGATTATGGAAAACATTAAAGTTGGATATGTCTCCAACCGCTTTTAATATTTCCTGCTTAGCATCAACTTCATGCTTCATTACATAAGCCATAAAAAACTCCTTTAGCGTGTCTGTTCAACGATAGTTCGAGCTTCTTCACACCGCTCAAGAGCGGCATAAAGACCTTGAATAGCGCCGACATAGTACCGATAATGAGCAAAATCAGAGATCCCGTTGCTTGTTATGATCTCTTGAATCCGTTCAATTTCTGCCTTTAGAAGCTTTCTGAGCTCACGCTCAAATAGATCGTTAGTTGTTAACATTGTATCCTCATTTCCCCCTTTCCCTCTTGGAAGACGGTCGGCAAAAGAGGGGATTGCCGACCGCCCTGTTATGAAGGCGCCTTAGCGCCTACACGAACTCCTTACCTTGGCGGCTTCAAACCATACGCCTTGACCTTTTCAAGACGCCCAAGACCGCCACCGGCAGCATGATCAATAACGTGTTCCGTCATAGCGCGACCGCCACGTTTGCGAGCTAATGCCATGCCGCCCGCTTGTGGTGGCATTTGTGGAGGCATAGCACCGCCCATTGGCATACCCTGTGGAGGCATCCCCTGTGGCGGAGGAACCGGAACAGGCCGTGCGCCACCGGCAGGAGCGCCCATCATAGGAGCTGGGCCTTGACCCATGCCGCCATGCGGATGCTGTGCAATGATGACGTTTACGTTTGTCTTGCCCTTGGCGCGACCACCAGATTTGCGGCCAATACGACCACCGCGCATTTCGCCCAAATCACTCAATGTCATTTGAGGCTCAGAAGCGCCTTCGTGGTAAACAGGCCCAACGCTTGCATCAGGAACCTGACGGCTAAACACCATGCCAGGCTGACCGGCTTCTCCCATAAACAAGCCGTACTCAGAACGCGATGGAGGCAAACCGCGACCCATCATGTTCTGCTGCTGATCTGGCCGCAACGATGCAGGAACAGCAGCATTGTCAGCCCGCATAGCGCGATTAAGATCATTTGCTTGGTTCTGAGCATACGTTTGAGCGTTTTCAGCTCTCATTGCACGTTGAGCATTTTGCTGTGCTTGTGCCGCCATCTGTGCAGCTTCAGCGCGTTGCTGTGGATCTTGCATTGGATTGGAACCCATGCCACCCATGCCCGTCGTTGACGGAGCAGGACGAACAGCACGCTTTGGCGCAACCGCACGGCTTGGGCCTTGAGCAGCCAAAGCCATCTGACGATCCTGAGGATTCATTGCAGCGATCTGATCAGGCGTTGCCTTATCAAGATTGCTCCACCCCGTCAGGAAATTATAAGAGGCAATTTGCGGCGTATCAGCATCATCATACATACTGTTGTGGAAACCACCACCGCCAGCCTTAGCAATGCGGCCACCCGTAGGACGAACGCCAGTCACTTCCATGATGTTGCCGCCGTCCTTTTTACCGGCGCGACCACCCCAGCATTTGCTGCAACCGCACGACGCATGATGAACTTCGCCGCCATGCTTCAAGCCCTTCATGCTTTGCTGGCGATCATGTTTTTTGTCTTTGGCTGACTTTTCCCAAGCCTCCATTGACATCCCATATTTTTTGGCAAGCTTCTTATCTTGCTCAAGATCTTTTTTGGAATGCTCCCATTCCGTTTTGCTGACCTTGCCACCATCCTTGTGGTGCATATGCTTCAAGGTCTCAGCAAGATGAGCCTTCTTGGCAAGCTTCGGATTCTTGCTGTGCTCTGCCTTGGCAAGCTTCTTCGCAGGGATCTTTTCGCCTTCAGGAACATGAAGTGACTTGTGCAGCGAGCCTGGGTGTTTAATCGCGCCCTGAATCCACTTGGCTTTGCCGCCAGCTTTGCGAGGCATAGCCGCTGCCGCAGTCTTGGACATCGAGTCGGCAACCGGATTCATGCCGATAGGACCGCCACCAAGCTTGTGCTTTGCAGCTCCACCGCGCTTCATGCCGCCAATGTGCTTCGTCCCAACGCGCTCATCGTTCGCCATTTTTACATCGCGATTGATCAAATTGTCAGGCGTCAAATAACGTTCTGCACGACCGCCGCTCTTGCGAGGCTTGCGACCTGCATGGTGATGGGCATCTTTACCGTGATGCTTGCCAATTACCTTGCCACCCTTCTTAAATTGGCGAGGCGAAAGAGGACGCATACCCGTCTGTACGGTAGCGTCTTCGGCGTCAGGAGGCGTATAGCCAGACGCATCAATCGGAGTTCCACGGGGATCCGGCCCTACAAGCCTTTGGGCCTTACTTTTTAGCGCTGCGCGAGCAGTCTTGGCAGTTAACGACATTTGTTCTCTCCTCGGAGGGGTTATTACGGGCGTCCCCGTGTGTGCTGCTGGGCAATCGTTACGGCTTCGTGCAGCGGCGAGCCGGATCTCGGAACAACAGAAAGGGCGTGGTCAATTAAAAAATTATTTATTCGACCACCACGCTTGTGATTTATGCCGTTGTTTGGTAGACTTTTTTCGGAGGTATTCCCCGTGTCAGTAAAACCAACATTAGATGGTAAGCCAGTGGCGTTCGTTGCCGATGACAACGGACGGGTTGCATATGTATTCGCTGGCAAATTTACCGCCAAACGTGACGCAAAAGGCGTCTGGACATCACCAAGTCCCCCCGTCACAGGCGGCGTGATAGCAGAAGAATTTACACGTTTGCCAGATAAATTGGCGATGGATTTGTTTAACGCAGCTCGCACGTCGTCTTCAGTCTGACCTGTACGATTCAGATAAGCGTTCCACGCAGATTGATAAACATCGCGAGATTTAGCGGCAACATCATTGTATGTTTGCATATTAGCCGGATCTGTAAGATCCAAGTTTCTAACTTGCTCAAATAAATGATGACCTTCTGCTTTTTTGGCAGCTTCAAGCTCTTTAACGGGCAAATAATACTCAGTTAATTGACCATTTGGCATCCTTAAATCGAAGGCGGATACGCGCCAGCCAAAATCTTTTGGTTGCAACATTTTATCAACATCTGGCTTTACGATTTGAGCGCCAAAATCATTTAGCCTCTGGGTCACTTCGGGCAATTGATTGATGTCATCCAAAACAGTTTTAAAACGATAACTGTCGCGGATATGCTCCACGTCGTGCCAAGGCTTTGTTTCCAATATGCTTGGACGATTGGCTTTATTGACGATGCTATCCGGTGTTTTTACGTTATCGCCCGATTTCGTTCCTAGATCACGATCAAGATCCCCAAGGAAGGATTGAACCTGGGGTTGATTTTCAGATGTTAAGAAATTTAATTGTTTAACTTTCTGATCTTGAGGCAAATAAGTATCCACAGGGTTAATAATTTTAGACAAATCTTTTGGTGCAGGAGGCAAACCTGCTGGGCGGACTGAACGCGCAATGTTCAACGCTTCATTTTCAGCAGCGCCAGCTCCTCGCATAGGCATCAAATTCAAAAGAGCGTTTTGATAATCGCCCTTCTGATAGTTTTCCTGTGCGCTCATCGGATCAACCGGCAAAAGATCCGACAAGCCAAAAGACGACTTACCTGCACCCTCGGATCCTAACAGACCGCGCACAAAATCCCTTCGTGGCGTAGTAGGTTGCTCACCAAGCATGGCCGAAGCCAGCGTATCCCGCATTGTCGGCTGGGTGGGCGAGATCGTAGCACCTGGCAGCTTGGAAACAGCAGCGTCAATCTGATCTTGCGTCATCCCGATTGGCGTCTGATCGCCATCACCGCCATCATCAACAGCGCCGTCAGTCGCATAACCCTTGCGGGCAAAATGCTTGGCAACCATTAGGAAATGATGACGATTATAGCTCATCAGCCGGCCCTTACATCGTTAGGATCAAGCGCAGGTTCGTTGCCTTCCAACCGATTCAACATATCAGGCTGAATTAAAGACGTGACCAACGGCATAATTTGCGGGTTCTTCGCCAATTCTTCGGCAAGCTTGATTGCCGCCAACCGTTCACGGCTTTCGCGATCCCGCTTACGGTTTTCGGCATCCAAAATCGCATCCTGATTTTTCTGCTCGATCTCCTGCTTGCGAACCATAATGTCCGCAACCTTGAGCTGATCAGCTTGAGGATTACCGCCAATTCCGCCCTGCGCCCCTTGCTGGACCTGCGCCACCTTAGCTTGAGCCGTGATCATCTTGGCTTGAGCTGCCATCTGATCGGTCTGGATTTTGGCCTGAATGGCCATAAGCTCAGGAGGCGGAGACTGTTGCGCTTGAGGCGGAGCCAAAAATTGCTGTGGATTACTCCAGCCAATTGCCTGAAGCGCCGCCGTATCAATCGCAATCGGATCATACATCGACGGATTAGAAGCCTGTAATTGCTTCAAAGCCATGATTTTCATCACGCGCTGGGCATGGCTTGCCGTGTTTGGATCAGCCTGTGGCACAAGGTCGCAGTTTTCCAAAGCCCGCAAAAACGTCTGTTCATCCCACGGTTTGGCCGGACGCTTGTTGCGCTGCCAAAAGCTTTCAGGATTTTCTTTAAACAGACGCGCCAACATTTGAAACTCTTCGGCCTGTGCGGCGTGCATACGCTTATGAACCGAGTTCATAACCTTGGTGGCTTGCTCGATCATTGCCAACGTCGTGCCGACCGGCGCATCAGCTCGACCTTCGCCAACCTGTTGCTCGCTTGTTCCGCCGATCCGCATCCCCGTCTCAGCCATCGAGGCGGTCAGGTTCATAAGGCCTGGCCCCACATCCTTATAAGGCAATGGCATAATGGCTTGATTGATCGGCATACCGCCGGTCTTGACCAATGCACCACCGCCAGGCGGGACGCGGAAAATATTCGTATTCTGGCGAGCGCCAGTGTCGGACATAAGAAAGCCAGGGAAATTGGCGTACATCCCCGCGTCCAACATCTCGCGCCAAGCAGCCGTCAGCGCGTTCGTCGTGTTGCCTAAGATGTGCAGGAGACCCAGATCATAAAACCCCAGCCCTGGTACGAACGTGTACTTAACAAAATTGACGCGAGCTTCGGGTAGCGCAACATCATCTTCGTCGTAATTGCGAACGATAGAAAGGATCTGCTTCGATGATACGTCAATCGTAACGCGGTAAGGAATTTCAAGACCGCTCTCCTTGCCTTTGTATTTGTGCTCAAAACCCTTGATATCCAACTCGCAATAGCACTCGTAGATCTCACGATCCCGATCCTCTGGATTGCTGGTATCCGGCGAAATGCCCTGCTGCGCCTTCTTTTCCAACTGCACCGCATCAAGCTTGGCAGCGGTTGGCGCCGGAAGCTCAATATCGCGGTAAACGCCAAGGATCTGCAACCGCTTAACCACGCTTGGCCGCATCATCGAACGATGGGTGATTCGCTTGGCGTTACGAAGATCCGTCGCCTCGTTGTTTACAATCAGATCATCGGCGTCGACCGACTCGATCACTGGCCGATTGCGTAGCGGGCAAAAGTAACCCTTCTTGAACGCCGTTCCGCCAAAGCCCAACATCAGCAACATTCTGTCCGTGTCAGGATAATATTCTGTCGCAACTGCCGTTAGGTAATGATTCATATCCTCTTCAAGAGCGTTTGCGTCTTGGTCTTCTTGAAGATTGGCGTTGTTGTTGTCGTCTCTTATCTTGACCGGCCCGTCAGTTGGCAATAGTTCGGATCTCGCATTCGCCTGAAACCGCAATACAGCTTCGAGCAATAGCGGGTGCCTGACCCGTGACATACCTTCCACGGGAGCGCCATCGGCTGCCCCTGATAGCCCAGGGACTTCAATCTTGAGGCCGAGGAGCTTGAGCCCTTGCGTTCTGTCTTCGATCCACTCTTGTCGGCTTTGGGTGTCTTCTCTAATTCCACGAAGCAGCTCCTCAGATATTCTGGACAGCTCATCTTCAGTGATTTCGTCGACCAGATTGTCAAACCAACTGCCCTTCTTGCGTTCGCCGGCTTCGCCCAACGGACGCCCATCAAGGCTAACCGTCACGGATCCATCGTCGTGAACAATCTTGAGGATTGCGCCGTTCTGGTCGATCTCAGGCATATCTCCGCCTTCATCGGCCATTTCGACGATAATATCGGCGCCTTCAGGCTGATCGGGATCTTCCGGCGCAGCTTGGCGGATGTTCGGCATAAGGCCTGGCGTTAATGGCATGGCGGTCGTCCCAAATCAAAGAAGCCTGAAAATAGCACAATTCAGGCAGGATACAACGGAGCAGGTTCTTTTGTAGGCATACGCTTGATTTCATCGAGCTCAGATTGACGCTCCGCAGCCCGTTGCAACATTCCCAAGTCACGCAGATGACGAAGCGCCTGACTGACCGTATCGACCAAATCATCGTGCTTGCCCTTCGGAAATACGCTGACTTGCTGAATTACCATGTCGGCCCACACTTTGTCCGGCGCATAAATCATGCCTTCGTCAAACAGATGTTGGACGGAATAAAGCCGAGCCATCTTGTCAAGGCGACCCACCGGCTGAAGCTGAACCGCAAAATTCTCATGGCCGTAAAGGCGGCGCAGCTCTTGGCTGACCGAGATCCCCGCCGCTGTCGATTCGATCAAAAGCTTGTCAACCTTCCGCAGCCGGCAGGTCGCCGCCACCTTCTTGACCAGCTCATGGATCGGCAGCTTCTCTTGCCATGCGTCGATCAGCATCACCTTTGGCAGCATCTCGCCATAGGTGCGCTCGATCTGGATCGTCTTTCCATCAGCGCCAAACAGCTTGTTGCCTTGACTGACCGAATCAAAGCTAAAGATCCCCCACACCGTCAAAGCCGAGTAATCGCCTTCGGACTTTTCCGTGTACGCCGTATCGAGCGAGGCTAGAATATAGTCAAACTCAGGGAATTGCGTATCGGTGTCATCCCATTTGAGCCACGACTCGTTGCGGATAATACCGCCACCGCGAGGCGCCGGCTCTTGCTGCATCTGTCCGGCGAAAGCATATTCGCCCATGATCTTACGGTCGCGATCCACCACATCCTGCGGGAACCGATCAGGAAATAGCAATTGTCCGGCTTCCGTTCGAATGTCCGTATAGCCCAGTTTGGTCGGATAATCGCGCAGCGGATCGTACAACATCGGCAGCATGATGTGATCATAGCCGAGCTGACGGTCAAGGATCTCGCCGCTGATATCACCTTGATGGAGGCGCTGCATCACGACGATGATCGAGCTTCGGTCTGGATTGTTGACGCGGGTCGGGACGGCTTCGAGGAACCATTCGACGGTCGTTTGCCGCTGTTGTTCGGAGTTCGCGCCTTCGACGCTGTGCGCGTCGTCGATGATGACGAAATCGGCACGGGCGCCGGTAATCGAGCCGGCAGATGTCGCTTGCCGCCAGCCTGTGGCCGTGTTTTCAAACTTGGTTTTTTGGTTTTGGTCCGCCGTTAGCTTAACGTGAGGCCAACGCTCTTGGTACCATTCGGACGTGATCAGGCGCCGCATACGCATATTATCACGAACGGCAAGCTCTTGACTGTGCGAGGCGCAGAGGAAGCGCGTCGACGGCATATTGCACGGACCCCAAACCCACGCCGGCATAAAGACGCCAATAAGAAGCGACTTCATCGTGCCTGGCGGTACGTTCACCAGCAGACGATTGTATGGCTTGCCGTCGATTTCTTGGCCGTCAACCATCGCTTCCAGATGTTCGGCGATGAAATCAATATGCCAGCCGTGTGTGTAAGGTTGTCCTGGCTCGACCTGATCCCACGACATCTTGACAAACGTCGCCAACGACGCTTCGCATTCAATGCGGTCGCTTTCCAGAAGCTCCGCCTCAATATCAATGAAAACGCCGCCGCCAAGGTCGAGCAGCATTATTTAGTCGCCACTTTGGCCGCAAGAAGCGCCTGACGGACTGTTTCCCGCTGATCGGGATCTAACTCACGCCAATCGACCTTTGACGTCGCTTCGGTCTTGATCGCGCCGCCGTCAGCGCCGGTCAACTCGGTCAACGTCCGATCCCCGTACTTTTTCGGGGCCATCTTTGAAGCCGCCCACTTTCGGGCATCCATCTGCAAGCGTGCGATGTTGGCGTCGGTCGCCGTGTCAGCGATGGTCACGATCTGCGCCGCGAAAAGATCCGCCTGTTTCTCGCGTGCGCGCGCGTATCGCTCCGCAAAAGTAGGGTATTTTTCTAACCACGTATAAACCGCAGTCTTACCTGGCATTCCTTCCATTTCCGTAATTTGATGCAAAGCATGACCATCCGCAATTAAATTGCAGATTTTTTCGACAATTTGCTCAGAATAGGTCGAAGAACCGTGTATTTTGTCGGTTTTTGCAGTTTTAGTCATAAAACCCCTCATAAACCGCCGAGACGACGATAATCGCCTCGACGGATAGCATAAATTGCGGATTAATCAAAGTCCGGCTTATGAGATGGTGCTAATTTGGCGTTACGCAAGGCGGCTTGGCCGAGCGGAGTATCGGCAAGCATACCGAGAGCGTGCAGATAAGTATCCATAATCGCTTGCTCTGCTTGGCGTTCGGCATCGGACTTTTTACGGGATGCGATGACTTTGCGGAGGATCTTGACGTCAAAGCCGGATGATTTGGCTTCAGCATAAACTTCGGTAATGGCTTCGGCAGCAGCCGCTTTTTCCTGTTCCAAATTCTCAATACGTTCGACGATAGCTTGTAGTTGATTGTTAGACATAAGTATTTCCTTCGTTTTTATGGCACGATTGCCGCAATTACATTAGCACAAAAATAATTTTAAAAAAGTGCATTTTTTTCTGTTTTATGTGTTGACACTGTGCAGAACCTGCACTATCTTATTTTTGTAAGGTTGATTTAAAACAAACATAAGGAGATTGAGAAATGGCTAGAATAACCCTCGCAACCGTTAAGAGCTTTATGAAAAAGAATGAAGGCAAGCTTTTCGTT